TCAAGTGCGGCCCAGACTACGCAGCCGATCACAAGCCAAGCAAACAGCCCTGCAACTGCATAGGGCGTGATCAACAAGATCGCGTGCATGGGCATTGGCCTGGTGGTGGTGAATTGGTGCCGGGCGCACAAGTCGGCCAGGCCGCCCGCAACTCAGTCATCGGGTCCAACGGAAGAGACCCCGGCCCCCACATCATAAGCCATCATCCATCCCTAAGCCACTACGGCAAGCTGAGCAAACACAATCGCAGCACCGTGCCCCTACCCTTTGTCACCGCCCCAGAAGTCAAGGTCGAGGACGTAGGAGACGCAAGCATCGGCATCCTGCAGTTCCCCGTTTTCAATGCCCTGCTGGCAGGGGAGCGGATCATGCTCGATGAGATCGGCTATCAATCCACCGTCACAGCGCAGACCCACAGACTGGCCCAGGTCATCCGCGAGATCGACGACCTGCCAGAGGCAACCGCCAACCTAGTGGCCGCACGCCTCATGGCCCGGCTTGTCCGCATCCCCGTGGTACTGGAGCCCCTGGAAGACGCCATCCGACTGCGGGAGCACCGCCTGATCAGGGACATCGACAAGCTGTTATCAGCCCAGAACCAAGCGCAGGTAACCCGGCTGGTCACCGCTGCGATCGTTTACCGCCTGGGGGAGGTTGACCCTGATTGCGCCAAATGGACCGACGATGAAACCCTGAAAATGACCGAGGGCTTGCGTGATGCCATCTACGCATTCATGTTGCGCGAGCAATGGGGGGGCGCCGCGCCGGCTGATCCGGCTGCAACGCTGCAGGCAATGGCCGACAGCCTGGGAAAGCCCAACCTGCCCCAACCGACTGGGGCGCAATCTTCTGGCGACTCAACGACCTCTGGCCCCACAACCCCGCCTTCGCCCGCGAGCGATTCGCCTGGTGCCCAGAAAACTTCATCTGGGAGGCGCTCGAAGAAGGATCTCGATTCCTGAGGGAACGGCAGCACGCGGCAGAACGGCCGATCGCCAACCTGAGTGCCTGGTACGCCAGCGCACACCGGGACACCGATAAGCGCAGCGAGCCGTTCACGATGGAGGACTTTTGCTGGCACTTGCCGCCGGCTGCGGCTGGCGATGCACCACAGGGCCCGCCTGCAGAAGCTGGTGCGGCGATGCTTGCCCTATGTGAAGCCCAGCAGGTTCCAGGGTTTGCGATGGCCTTCTACGATGCCCTTGCTACCGCCGGAGAGGGAGTAACCCCGCCCACACTGCTGGCCCTGCTGGCAGATGATGCCCTGCTACTGGCACCGGTTGAGCATCAGGACGGCTGGCGGGGGCTGCTGCTGGCCGAAGATACCGCCGCCGGCCAGGTGCGTGAGTTCAGGATGGCGGGGGATCCGCAGCGGGTGGTGAGCTTGCTTGTGCCAGACGCCGCCGATGCTGCGACGCCAGCATGGGCGGCGGCAGGAGCATGGCTGCCCATCGCTCAATCTGCTGGTAACACGCCTCAACTTCCTGCGATGCCGCCTGGATCGACGGGAAATAGCCAAGTGACCAACGGCGACCATCCCACCACACCCGAGCCTGATACGGGCGATGGTTGTTGTGAGGGCAGTGGCTGACGCCGCGAGGGTAGGAGGCCATGTCTCAGCTTTCCAGCCTAAGCCGCTGATGAGGCTTAAGCCGTGGCGGCACCTTGAGAGGTAACGCCCCGGTGATGCCGGCACGAAAATGTCTACGGAATGGCAGCAGAGTTTCGGCTACCGGTTCTTTTTTACTCCCATAAAGTCTTCGGCGGCTGACCTGACCCGCATCGACCTTGGCGGGCTTGGCGTTGGCAAATTCATTGACAACGCCACCCTGCAAAACGCGACAGCCAAAATCATTACCGCTGGCACGGGTGATACCTTCGGTTTTGGTGTTGGCATCCATGCGGTTACGAATGCCGTCACCACTGCCTCTGTCGCCACTTTGACATTTGCCTCTGCCCACGGCATCACGGTGGGCAAGCGGATTGTCGTCAAAGACCTGCCTGCCCCGTTCGCCAGTCTGAACGGTTCGTTCGTGGTGACATCGGTGACCACCACAAGCCCGCACACCCTCTCCTACGCCCTGGCTGGTTCTGCGATCACCACGGCCCCCGTTGCCGCTGGTGTAGTGGCCCCCTCGCTGCTGCTTGATGGCACCGATCCCCCGTTCCGCCTGATGGGGCTGACCAATGCCCAGCCAGCCAACGCCACCACCAAGGAGAGCGTCACCACCTACGACGACGAAGCGGGCGGATATAACACACCGATCCCGACCGCCAAGGACAAGACCTGGACGCTATCGGGGGTCACATCCTTCGCCGCTTCTGCGTGGCGTGCCATGCGGCTATGTGAGGAACTGAACCTATCCGAGAAGTTGATGATCAAGTACGCCTTGATTGGCCCCTACAACGGCAACCAGGTGGAGTATGGCTACGGCATGTTTGAGAGCTACCAGCCGGAGCAGGCCGCCGGCACGGTGCTCAAGTATCAGGTGAGCCTGGCTGGCTACGGCAAGCCGGGGCTTGAATTGCTCTGATCATGGCGATCACTGTTCGGGGGGAGAAGTTCGAGGGCTACAACAAGCCCAAGCGAACCCCCCAGCACGCCACCAAGAGCCATGCGGTGCTCGCCAAGGAGGGTGAGAAGGTCCGGCTGATCCGGTTCGGGCAGCAAGGTGTTACCGGTGCCGGGAAAAACCCTCCCACCAAGGCGCAGAAAGCCCGCCGTGCGAGCTTCAAGGCCCGCCATGCCGAGAACATCGCCAAGGGCCCGATGAGTGCCGCCTACTGGGCTGACAAGGTGAAGTGGTAGGTCTAATCAGGTATCCGGAAATTCCGGACAACTGAATTGATAGGCCCCGGCGCTGCTGGGGCTTTTTAGTGCCCTTTATGCCTCAGCACTAAACGGCTGGCCGACCCGCTCCATGCGCTTAGCCCAGGTATCACCACCCTCGCGGCCATTGCATGGATTGATGCAGTTCGGGTCGTTCACCATGTTGCAGACCAGCCCCGCTAGGTCAGGCTCTGAGGCCTTCTTGCCGGTGCCCGACCAGTACAGCTGTCCACCTAGCCATCGGGCGCCGCAGCGGGAGCAGGAGCGAGCTTCCATGATGGTTGGGCGGTGGTTGTAGCAGGTTACAGGGAAAGCTAATGCATGACCCTGCCCACCACTGCACAGGAGCTGTACGACCTACTGGCGGCCGATGCCGTGGTCGGCGCAGCACTGGGCACCTACACCCCCCGCAGTGGCACCGCCATACCCGCCATCGCAGTGGTCCGCCGCAATGAATCCCTGCCCGAGGGGGTGGCCGTAGCGGGCCTAGAGGTGGTGATCCTCGCCAACCCCGACTACTCCACCGAAGCATTTGCCACCGGCGAGACGGCGCTCAATCCGCAGTTCCGGCTCTACGTGTCCGAGTGGTCGCCAGCGGGTGACTTCACGGCCCTGCAGTTGCTCACGCAGCGGATCATCGCCCTGCTTCCTGGCTGCCGTGCGGTGCCGATCGATGGCGATCCCCCAGGCCGTGGTATTGGGGTGCTTGATCAGTACGCCCTGAGCTGGTCCAACCCCACCCAATACGTCGTCACCCCAGGAAGCTGACATGGCAAACGAGTGGGTTGTCAAGGTAACGGCCGATGTCAAGGGCATCCTTGATGCTTCGCGGCAGATCGGACAGGCGGGTAAGCAGGCGGGGGAGCAGTTCAGGCAAGGATTCGGCGGCAGCGACCAGACGATTGAAGGGCTGCGTAGCCGACTGAATGAGTTAACCCAATCCCTAAACAAAGCGGCTATCGGATCAAAAGAGTTTGCGGCTGCGCAAAAAGAAATCGCCAAAACACAGCAGGAAATCAACAATGCGCTAAAGGGGGTTGCCGCAGGGGAAACGACTATTAACGGGTTGCGCAACAAGATGACGGCGCTGAACGAAACCCTAGGCCAAAGCGTAATTGGCTCTAAAGAGTTTGTAGCAGCGCAAAAAGAAATTGCCCAAACCCAGGACAGGCTGAATGCGGCGCTAAAGGGATTCAGCGGAAATGAAAATAGCATTGAAGGGTTAAATAATAAATTAACCGAACTTAACGGAGTATTGCAAAAAGCTGAGATTAGCTCTAAAGAGTTTGTGGCGGCACAAAAAGAAATTGCTCAAACTCAAGACAGGCTCAATGCGGCACTAAAAGGGTTTACTGGCAGCCAAAACAGCATTGAAGGGCTAAATAATAAACTGGCCCAGTATAATAGCGCTTTGCAAAAAGCAGAGATTGGATCCAGGGAGTTTGTCACGGCACAAAAAGGAATCGCAGCAACACAAAGAGAAATCAATAATGCCTTAAATGGATTCAGCGGTAAAGAGCAAACAATTAGCGGGCTACGCAATCGTTTGTCGGAGCTAAGCCAAACCTTGGACAAAACAGCGATTGGCTCACGGGCGTTTAAGGAAACACAGTCGGAAATTGCACGCACACAGCTACAAGTTGATCAAGCTCTTGGCAAAACTAGCGTAGCGGTTGGTGTGCTTGGCAACGCCTTGAATGCACTGGGCTTTGTTGGGGTTACCTATTCGGTGGTTGGCTTCCTGAAGGGATCCATTCAGGGAGCGGCAGAGCTTGAAACAACCACGCGCAAGTTATCAGTCACTCTTGGCGCCCAAGGGGCGGCTGGGGCTCTCAGCTTCGCCCGTGAAACCGCCGAGACGTTGGGGTTGTCTTACAGAAGCCTGTCTAATACCTTTGGCAGCTTTACCGCAGCGGCAACCGCTTCCGGCGTGCCACTGCAGCAGCAGAAAGAGTTGTTTGCGTCAGTAGCAAAAGCGGGCCAAGTATTGGGGTTGACCAATGATGGAATCAACGGGACCTTTGTGGCGCTCCAACAAATTGCCTCAAAAGGTGTGGTTTCCATGGAAGAGCTGCGTCAACAGCTTGGCGAAAGACTGCCGATTGCTCTAGCCGCAACTGCCAATGGCCTGGGGATTAGCCAACAAGCGCTGATTAAGCTGGTGGAAACTGGCAAGCTCACGTCGGCTGAGTTTTTCCCAGCAATCACCAAAGGATTAAATGATCTGACTGCTAATGCTGGCGGAACACTTACCGCAGCGCAGAACTTTGCCAAGTTGCAAAACGCCTGGCAAGACTTACAAGATAGCTTCGGAACGAGCCTGCTGCCAACGGTTACGCAGCAGGTAGTAAAGCTGGCCGGGGCGCTGGAAGGGTTAAAGGTTGAAGTATCAGCAAGAGACTTACGTCAGTCATTTGGCGTAACGGCCGATGAAGCAACCCAGCTTGTTGGTATCTTAAAAAATATCACCAATGAATACGGACTTAGCGACCAGCAAGCCAAGAACCTGCTAAGCAACGCCATCGCAAACACTGGGGCCAGTCGTGATTGGTTTGGCGAGCTAAACTTAGGGGGCAAGCGATTTAGTCAAATTCAGCTAGAAATTGGCGACCTAGCCAAAGATTTTGCCAGTAAACAGCGCGACATACTAGGCGAAACTAATGCTGCCGTCGCT